CGTTACTGTAACAATAACCGGAGCGTAGTTTTACAATGGCGACTATTACTTTTACAGTCACTGTCGCAAGTGGCACTAATGCTTTTAGCACTGCTAACAAATTTTTTATTAACGGTGCGGTTAGTCCTGTTTTAGAATTACAAGAAGGCAATACTTATATATTTGATCAATCAGATACAAGTAATGCTAATTTTATATTAGCATTATCTAGTACTAAAGATGGAACAAATACAGGTGGAGCTGCTTATACTACAGGTGTAACTACAACAGGAACTCCTGGACAAGCAGGAGCAAATACAACTGTTATTTTAGGACCAGTTCCAAGTGTAGGAGCACCAACTTTATTTTATTATTGTGCGGCTTTAGCCGGCATGGGTAATACTGCTAATACAATCTCACCTACATCAAATAAATCAAATTTATTTAATCCACAAATAGATGATATTATAGAAGAAGCTTTTGAAAGAACTAATATAAGAGGAACTAGAACAGGTTATCAATTAAGATCTGCAAGACGTTCTTTAAATATAATGTTTCAAGAATGGGCAAATAGAGGTGTCCATTTATGGAAAGTAAAACTTGCAAAAGTACCTTTAGTTTTAGGACAAGCAGAATATAATTATGCAGCAGATTCAGCAAATTTTCCAGATGATATAAGTTCACTTTTAGAAGCTTATTATAGAAATAATTCTACAACTACTAACCCAGAAGATATTGCGTTAACTCAAATAAGTAGATCTCAATATAATGCAACACCTAATAAATTAACTCAAGGAACTCCTTCTCAATTTTATGTAGAAAGAAAAATTAATCCTAGTATATTTTTATATGCTACTCCAAGTTCCAGTGTATCAAGTACAACTACACCAAGTAGTTTTCAATTTTGTTTTTATTATTTAGCACAAATAGAAAACCCAGGATCTTATTCAAATACTTCAGATGTAGTTAATAGATTTTATCCATGTATGATGTCAGGACTTGCTTATTATTTAAGCATGAAATTTTCTCCTGAAAGAACTTTAGATCTTGAAAGAGTTTATGAAAGTGAAATGTTAAGAGCTTTAGATGCTGACAACCAAGGCACATCTACATTTATTTCCCCTCAAACATTTTATGGTGATGGAGTAATGTCATAATGGGAGTTTTTGCAAGAGGTAAACAATCATTAGCAATTTCTGATAGATCAGGAATGAGATTTCCATATACAGAAATGGTTAGAGAATGGAATGGTTCCTTAGTTCATTATTCTGAATACGAAGCAAAACAACCACAACTTCAACCTAAACCAGTTGGATCAGATCCTCAAGCTTTACAAAATCCAAGAGTTCAAAAAGAATCAACTGCTCAATTAATTTTATTAGAAAAAAATCCTTTTGAAATTATTAATTATAGTGGTAGCACTTATGTAAATGTTTATTCTGTAGATCATCAAAGAGCAGCTGGAAGTAAAGTTAGATTAAGAGGACCGGCACAAGTAGTTTCATCAGGACCTGGTGGACCTAACCCTGCCGATGCTTTAAACTTACAGCAATTTGCACCTATTAACGATATAGTAGGGGTAACTGATATTGATTCTGCAAATGGTTTTACAATTCAATTAGGAAAAATAGATGCTAGTGGAACAGTAACAGGTAATACAACATTAGATTCTTTAACATCACCTATTAATTATTTTTATTTTACAAGTACAGATACAGCTAGTACAAGTGGAGTAAAAGGAGGCGGATCAAATTGTTCNGCNGGACCTGTAACATTGGAGGCAATATAATATGGCATATACTTTAGCAAATTTACAAGCAGATATTAGAAATTATACAGAAGTTGGAGATACAGTTTTAACAGATGATGTCTTAGCAACTATTATTAAAAATAGTGAAAATAATATTTTGAGATCTGTTCCTACAGATCAAAATGCACATTACGCAACATCTAGTATGGTTGCTGGAAATAGATATGTAACTATTCCTACAGATTTAAGATCTATTAACTATGCTCAATTAACAGATTCTGCAGGAAATCAAACTTTTTTAGAACAAAGAGATCCTAGTTTTATGGCAGAATTTTATTCTACTCCTAGCACGAGTTCGGTAGGTACTCCTAAATACTATGGAAATTGGGATGAAAGTTTTTGGTTAATAGCACCTACTCCAGATAAAAATTATAGTATCACTTTAGCTTATAATAAAGAACCTGAAAGTATCACAAATACTACATTACCTACGGCAGCCCCTGCAGCTACAAATGGAACTTATTTATCTAATAAATATCAAGATGTTCTTTTATATGGATGCCTAGTAAATACATATGGGTACTTGAAAGGACCACAGGATATGCTACAATACTATCAAGGACAATATCAAAATGCCCTTACAACGTATGCAACTGAACAAATTGGTTACAGACGCAGAGATGAATACGAAGATGGTATGATTCGTCAACAACTAAAATCTAAACCACCATCTAGTTACGGAACAAATTAATTAAGGAGATAAAATAATATGGCAAATATAATACCGTTCGCATTTAGAGGAGAACTCTTTTCGGGAACACATGATTTTTCTAATGGGGGAAACCAATTTAGAATAGCTTTATACACAGGTAATCCATACAGCACTTCAAGCGATGTATATCTTACTGCACAAGAAGTAAGTGCTTCTAATACAGGATACACAACAGCTGGACAACTTTTAGGGGGACAAGCAGTAGCTTCAGGAACTGCAGTAGCTTCAGTTGACTTTGCTGATTCGGTACTTAACAATGCTACTTTTACAGCAGCGTTCGCAGCTATTTATAATGACACTAATGGAAACAAATTATGTGTTGTATTAGATTTTGGAGGAAACAAAACGGCTACTAATGGTACGTTTACAATTTCATTCCCTAATCCAAGTACACCAGCTAATGCAATCATAAGTATGGCATAAGGATATAAATGGCTTTAGTTTTAAATGACAGAGTAAAACAAACAACTACAACTCAAGGTACAGGAGTAATAACTTTTGCTTCTGCAGTAACTGGTTTTGAAACATTTGCTCAAGGTATAGGAAATAATAATGAAACTTATTATGCTATATTTAATGGCGGAACAAATGAATTTGAAGTTGGACGTGGTACATTAAATTCTAACAGTACTGAACTAACTAGAACTGAAATTATTTCTAGTTCTAATTCGGATGCAGCTGTTAATTTTACTTCAGGAACTAAAGATATATTCTGTACATTACCAGCGAGTAAAGCAGTTTATTTAGATGCAGCGGGAAATACGGTACCTTCATTAGCAAGTCCGGGGTTCTCTGTTGCAATGTCAATAGCATTATAGTATAAGGAATAATTATGGCACAAGATTTTACACGACACGCAGTACAAGCAACTACAAGTGATACAACAGTATTTACATCAAATTCTAATGATGCAGTAATAGGAGTCAGAATTGCTAATATATTAACTTCAGCAATTACAGTATCTGTTTTTGTTTCTGTCGGCGGTTCAGCTACAAGATACATTGTAAAAGATTTAAGTATCCCACCAGCAAGTTCAGCTGAACTTATTCAAGGTGGTTCAAAATTTGTAATGCAAAGTTCTGACGTATTAAAAGTAATAGCTAGTGCTTCTAACTGCGCTCATGTATATGTTAGCGTTGTAGATGCAATTAGTGCATAACATAGGAATTAAAAATGGATAGTCTATATAGTACATTATATATCGGTAATAAACCTGGATCAGAAGATATATATACTCATGCAGAAACTATTGATAATACTTTAATCATTGAATCCGCGGTTCTCGCAGGTCCAGTAACTTTTACAGAAACAGTAACGGTAACAGGAACATTGGTAATAGTATAATGAGTAAATTAGAAGTAGATGCAATAGAACCACAATCAGGAACGACGATCACAATCGGCGCTTCTGGTGACACTCTTACAGTACCTTCCGGTGCAACATTAAATGTTGTAGGTACCCTTGTGCAAAGTGGAGATAGTGGTTTTACAGGTGCAGTTACAATTACTACAACTGATAACTCTGATACACTTACACTTAAATCAACCGATGCTGATGCTAATGTTGGTCCTAATTTAATTTTACAAAGAGATAGTGGTTCACCCGCAGATGGAGATTCTATTGGAAGAATTGATTTTGATGCAGATAATGATGCCGGCCAAGTTACATCATTTTTTAGTATTAGAAGTGAGATAGAAGATGCTTCCGATGGAACTGAAGATGGTCAATTAAAAATTGATCAAATGATAGCAGGCACTACAGCTACAATTTTAAGATTTAAATCTACAGAAATAGTATTTAATGATGATAGTAAAGATGTAGATTTCAGAGTGGAGGGTAATGGTAACGCTAATATGTTATTTGTTGATAGTGGTAATGACAGAGTTGGCATAGGAACTTCATCTCCAGGTCAAACACTTACTGTTGCTGGTGACTTAACTGTTCAAAAATCTGGAGATAATTTAAAAGCTGATTTTTCAAATGGTGTTAATGCAAACTTTAGAATTTCAACTGCTGGTACTGTTGCACAAAT